GAAGCCTCTGTCGTCAACGTGTCCGCTGAACTGGACGCGCTGAAGGTCGAGTCCGCCGCCAAGGACCAGAAGGTCCAGGAACTCGAAGCCGCTCTCGCCGAGGCCAACGCCAAGGTCGCCGAGCTCGAAGCCTCCAAGGCCACCGCCTCCGTCGAGGCCGCTACCATCCTCGCCGCCTCTGGTGTCGAGCCTGTCGCCGCCCCTGTCGCCGCCGCCGCCGTCGGTTCCATCGCCGAGCAGTACGCCGCGATGCCTGCCGGTCCTGAGCGCCGCGCCTTCCTCAAGAAGCACAAGGCCGTCCTCTTCGCCTCCAAATAATTTCCTCACCCTCACCCACTAATACACACCTATGGCTAACACCATCAACAGCGCTCTGATCGTCGATACCGTCGCCGAGCTCAGCCTCACCTCCCTCTCGAACCGCCTCGCGGCCCTCTCGAACTTCACCTCCGACTTCTCGGCTGACGTGAAGCGCCCGAAGGACGTCGTCCAGGTGGCTCTCTCCACCGCTGGCAGCACCACGCTGACCAACCCGACGAGCTTCAACAGCATCGGCGCCAGCACCCTCGGCGCCACCGCCGTCACCCTCGACCACATCTACCAGCCCTTCGGCCTGTCCTACGCTGACATCCAGAACGGCATCAAGCTGGAGAAGATCCTGAAGGTGAACATGGACAAGCTCGCCGACGCCCTCTGGGCCGCCGCCACCGCCCCGATCACCGTCGCCAACTTCGGCGCCGCCACGGTCACCGCCGCTGACTCGGCTGTCACCCCTGGCTCCGCTCAGCTGAAGGCTCTCTGGGCCGGCGTCTCGAAGGCTGGTCGCAAGACCCTCATCGTCAACTCGGGCATCTACAGCCAGCTCATCCCGACCTCCACGACCTCCCTGCCTCTCTCGGCTGGTGCGTACGGTTTCGACGGCGGCGTGTTCTACGCCTCTCAGTTCCCGTCCGAAGCGAAGCTCGCCGGCTTTGCCTGCTCCAGCGAAGCCCTGGCGATGGCCGCTGCCGCCCCGGACCTCGACTCCGTCGGCAACGACTTCCTCGTCCGCGAAGTGGTTCCGATCGAAGGTCTCGGCATCTCGGTCTACTACAACGTCTGGGCTGACAAGAGCACCCGTAACCTCATCGGTTCCATGGAACTGATGTTCGGTGCGAACAAGGCGATCACGGACGGTACGATCGCCTCGGTCTACAACCCCTAATCGGGGCTGAGTCCTGAAACAGCCCCCAGCGATGGGGGCTTTTTTGTATCCCTAAATCCCTACCCACCCTCTCATGTCCCTATACGGAACCTTTCTCGCAGACTATCAATTGCTCCTGGCTGACATCGGCGTCCCGGCCACGGTCGGGGCCAACCTGTTCCTCGTCGGACTCTCCTCCCCCATGAACACCCCCAAGTTCGACGCGGGGGGCTTCACTGAGGAGAAGATGTGGACGGTGCGTTTCGCCGCCGCTACGGCCCCTTGGACGGCTTCTGATGGCCGGGTTGGAGGTCAGGTAGCCACCATCTCCGCTGGCGTCCCTGTGGCCACCCTAGCCCCTGGCAAGAAACTGACGGTCAATGGACAGGTCCTCCGGGTCAAAGGCCAGTCCTATAAGCAGGGCTCGGCGGTCATCGAGCTCAACTGCATCGACGATAACCAGTAATGGCCAAGAAGACGGCCATCGACCCAGCCAGCCTTGCGGATTTCAACGCAACGCTGAGGCACTTTGTCGATGAGCTGAAGTTGGACATGGAGATGGTCACGCGCCAGCAGATCAGGCTGATGTGCCGGGACGCCATGACCTTCACCCCTCCGATGCCCAAGGGCGGGGGCCGTGGCCTGAGCGTGGCCGCCCACAAGGCGGGCATGAACAAGACCGGCAATGACATTAAACGCATCTTCATTCCGCAGGATAAACCCGTCAAGGGACGGACGGTCTTCCTGCGCCAGGTCATCAACGCGGTGAAGGGCAACGACACGCAGACGTTCTTCCAACTGCATCAGAACGTGACGGAGTCCAAGATTGAAAGCCTATCCCCGGTCATGCGCAAGATCATGGAGGACACGGACTGGCAGCGCGCCCAGGCCAAGGCCAAGAACTACCTGAACAAAGCCAGGGCTGATGGCTCTATGTCTTTAGCCCTTGGACCGACAAATGACCTACGTGGAGTCCATGATAAATACAAAGGAAAGGTCGGAGGCCGCTGGCCCAAGAAAGCACCCGTCGGCGGTCCTCAGTACATGGTCGGAACAGCCGCTCAGCTGCAAGCATACATCGCCGAACGGCAACTCAAGGTCGGCCGTGTTAAGGCTGGGTACGCGGCAGCCCTTCGGATGATTCCACCCCTTATCAGTTCCAAAGGCAAAGCCCGCAACTACGGCGCATACGATGCCCCTTGGGTAGATGCTAATCGGTCCTCAATGGGACAGTTCTCAATGACCAACAATGGTAGTAAGGTTTCGATGACTGCCATCAACCTGATCGGCAATATCAATAACGTTGCAACCGAGGCCGGGACTGAGAACATTGTCTACGGGAATCGCGTTAAGCAGATTAACGCCACTATCCAGTCGCGGCTAGATGATGCCGTGAAACGGGCTAACCGCAGGAAATAACACTTTATGGGCACGAAATCCTCACGTCAAATCCTCGAAGCCGCTATCGCTTCTCACCTCTCAGCTCAGACCGAACTGTCTGGCGTAGCCATCTACACCGGAGATGGGGACGATACCAACGTGCTCCCCAAGGCCATCGTCCTATGCGACTCGGCAAGGACTCCGAATGATATGCCCCAGGGGCTAGGCAACTACTCCTGCGGTACGCGCATCACGATATTCTCGTCTGCCGACGACAACACCCTAGCCGAACACCGGGCACGATGCGCTGCTATCGCCGGTGCTATGCAGGACCTGTCGGCCATTCAGGCTGTCTTTGTGGCCGGGGGTGATGCCCTCTGCTATGACGTCACCCCCCAGTCTGAGGACGAAGGGGTAAACGAACGCTCCTGGGCGTCCGTCTTTGCCTACGATATCCTTATCGTGGTCAACCCCCAGCCGTAACCTTACCTCAAAAACAATAGGTATACCATGTGTGCCGCCGTCGTTCAGGGAATTAGTGCCATCTATGGCATCGGAGATACCGCCGTTTCCAACGCTATCTGCCAGTCGTACACCAACGACGGCGAGTTCAACAATGAGGCCATGATCGTCGATGAAGAAGGTCTGACGATTACCTGGCGCGGTGATGACCGCAAGACCCAGATCACTGTTGAGATGATTGCTAAGACTTCAGCCATGCCGATTCTCGGCGCGTCTTTCAGCGTTACCATTAACACGGCGTCTGCTTATGCCAGCCCTACCCCTTCGACCACGTTCAGTGGCTGGGTGACGAAAATTTCTGATAAGGGATCTAACAAGGGTTTCTCGGCTATCACTGTTACCGCCGTCGGCTACGAGGAAATCAGCTAACCGATGGATAAGCGCTGGCTAAGCGCGATGACTGACCCGGCGCGTCTGACGATGCTGGTAGTTCCGAGCAGTTCAAGAAGCACAGTTACGGATGCTTTATCATCGACATACAAAATACCAGAGTAGCTGGTGGTGGGCGCAAGGTACTGTGTCTTTCCATAGTACTGCGGGTAGGTCGGATTGACAAAGCCGATGAAGCGGCCGCCGTTTTCTTTTTCAAAGCAAGCGCCGTTAAGGCCAAGGTAAGCGGGCTTTCCGTTGACGATAGGGGCAAAGTTATCTGGCGCATCCTGAGTATAGGGTGCTTCTCCAGCAATAGCCCCAAGGTAAGGAGCGCCCTCCCATACAAAGAAGTTAGGATGCGCCGTGATGTTCTCAGACGTCAGACCATTGGCCGCCGCACAGTTCGGGTTGGTCATCGAACCTCCGTTGATTTCCGGGTCGATGCCGACGTAGTCCACGCGCATCGTCAGAATCCCCAATGCGTCAAAGACCATGGAAGCCTTGTGGGCTTTCATGTAGGTATAATTGACGTTCGGGAAAGCGTCACCCTTGACGTCTAAAGTCGGAGGGTTTGCGTTGTCGGTCTTGAACGTAGCAGTACCGGTGTTAAGGCCGAAGCCGTCAGAACTAACAGTCCAACCTGGCTGAAGTACTAGACCGACAAGCGGGTCGCCATGATCTGAGCGTGCCATAAGTTATGCGGTTACCTTGAGGGTTGGGTTGGTTTTGGTAAAGTCTATGTCAGTCAATCCAGAGGTAGGAGCGGTGGCCTTGAGGTGCTCAAGAATCTGCTGCTGGATATCGGTCTGGCGCGTGAGGTTCTCAAGCACCGGGTTTGCTCCTACGCCGATCACGTTGGAGAAGCCCTGAGGGCCGGAGAAGGTAGTGTCCTTACCTCCAGCACCAGCAGCAGGGTTCTTCTTCATGTCCTCAGCGATGATAGCTTGGACTTCTGCTTGAACCGATGGGATTAATGCAGCAATTCGAGGCTTAGCAAATTGGCCTTTCATTTCAGGCAAACCCAATGATTTCTCAAATATTGCTTTACCACGTGGGTCATTTTGAAGAAATGATTGTGTCACTTCTTCTCGGGTTAACTTTGCTTGTTCAACAGTTTCTTTTCCCTTTTTCTCATTATCCCTTTTCTTTTGATAGTACTTGTCCTCGGCCGACATGGGCAAAAGCGTCACGTCGTACTCGGATTCCGGTACGAGCGTGAACAAACAATGGGGTATTCCCCCGCAGACCAGGCTGCTGGAGATCAACTACGCTTTATCCAAAATCGACAGTACCCGCTATGGCGGTGCTCATACCTCTGTCCAAATTAACTGGAACGCGCGCGTTGACCTCTGATGCCTCCCAAGAAATCGACCCCTAAAGCCAAGAGTCCGAAGAAGTCGGACCAGGTATCCTACTCGCAGTTCGCGAGCACGACGCAGTCAGGCGCTCGCCGTATGCTGTTCGTCGGTGGGGCTAACGACCAGCGCAAGGACGTCACGTCGGCCACGCGTCTGGCGATGATCGCGAAGTCGCGCTGGGCTATCCGCAACAGCCCGGTCTACAAGCAGGTGATGGACGAGACTGTTTTGATTTCGGTCGGCGACGGCCTCGTCGTCCAGTCGCACGCCAAGAACCCGCAGACCGCGGTAGCCTATGAAAAGTACTTCATGGACTGGTCTCGCAAGTGCGACATTACCAACCGCTTCACGTTCGGTCAGGTTCAGGCTATGTGGCTCAGGGGTAGCCTCGTCGATGGCGACTCCTATGGGGTGCTTACTTCCGCTAATGGCGTGCCGAAAATCCAAGTGCTGGAAAGTCACCGAGTCGGTACTCCTCGTGACGAGTTCTCTGGCAACTGCGTGGACGGAGCATACCTTGGCCCTTACGGCGAGGTCCTCGGCTGGAATGTCTACGTTGATGGCGACGTGAGCAACCGCTATGTTCCTTCGGCTGCCATGATTCAGGTCTGCGAGTTCGACCGCCCCTCGGCGGTTCGCGGCTACCCGGTGCTTCAGTCCAGCCTCAACTCGGTGCAAGATCAGCTGGAAGTCTTCGAGCTAGAGAAGCGAGCCGTCCGTGATAGCGCCGACCATACGCTCATTCTCAAGAAGCAGGGCGGCGTTTTGCAGGATGACCCGGCAGCCAAGTTCTCAGGTGACGCTAACTCCTGCGAGAAACTCGCCAGCCAGATGGGTGGCAAACTGCTCGTCGTCGATACGAACGAGAACCTGGAGCAACTGGCTAACAACCGCCCAAGCCCTGCGTGGTTGGGAATGATGAAGGCCATCGAGCGCGATATCGTCCGGCTTCTCCCGTACGAGTATGTCGTAGACCCGAGCACCATCGGCGGCAGTGTGGTCCGACTGGTGGCCGGAAAAGTGTCACGATGGGCCGGAAAATGGCAGACCCTGCTGATCGAGCAAGCCTGTGACAGGGTGTTCGACTACGTCATCGCAGACGCCATCGCTCAGGGCAAAGTCCCTGACGACCCAGACTTTAACCGCAAGACTTGGATCACGCCGCGCGACGTCACTGTGGACGCTGGCCGCGAAGCCGCTCAAGACCGCGCCGACCTACAGATGGGTCTGACCACGGCGACCGCCATCCTCGGCAAGAAGGGCATGACTCACGACGAGGTCGTGGCTACCCGCGTCAAGGAGATGGCCCGGACTGTTCAGGCCGCCAAGGAAGCGGGTCTCCCGCTCTGGATGATCTATCAGTCTTCCTTCAACTGGCTTCAGCAGGGCCAAGCCCCTGACCAGATTCCGACCGACGTCGCAGACAACCTGGACGTCCCTCCCGCCCCCTCTAACCCATAACACTGTGCGCTGCTTATCTTCAGGATTGTCTGGCCTTGAGCCACTTCTCATCGACCCTATCAAGGCCGCTAACCACATGAAGTACGCCGAGAAGTACGGCGTGGTCGATGGCGTGCTGGATATGTTCTTCAACCAGCAGCAGAAGCCGTATGTCACGGCGATGGGTACGGCAGTCATCCCGGTGGCTGGTTCGCTGGGTCTTGGCCTGACCAAGTTCGAGAAGCTTACTGGCGGCGTGGACATGGCCGATGTGGGCAACGCCATCGACGAGATGCTCGCT